TCCTGCTGCACCAGACGTAGCAGCGTGAAAAAACTCTCCTTTAAACATATGTAATCCTAAGCAAATGCAAGTTGTGGTGCTCCCAATTGAATTGATCCGCTGGCTTTTACAAAGTATGGTATAACATCTACAGCACTCGCAGCTGTTGAGATTGTAAGACCTGCTCCACCGGCAGTTTCATAATCTGTTCCTAATGATAGTGTTCTACTTCCAGTGCCGTCTTGAATGAGTACAATAATCCCTGATTGTCCTACTGATTCCGTAGACGGATTGGCTAGTGTTATATTTCCTGTTGCTGTAAGTACAAAGTTTTGATAGGTATCAAAATCTAATGTAATACTACCAGAGTTGGATGTGTCTGTCAACGTGCTACCTACAGCACCGGCACCCAACAGCAACTTACCAGCTGCAGACATGTCCATGGTCAGAGGAGTTACAGCACTACCACCGTCATCTCCTTTGAATATGATATCCTTATCTTGCACGCTAGAAGTAATTACAGCATCGCTTGAGCTGTTACTAAAATCTAATATTGATGTACCACCAGATTTAAATGTTACGTTGTTACCTGCAGCATCAAGTGCAATGTCTCCTGCAGAATCTAATGTTATTGTAGTAGCATCTACTTCAAATGTACCGTCTGCTGTTATTTGTATATTCGCAGCTGCAGCAGCAGTGTCTGTTGTTTCTATAGTTAACGCACCATTCGTGCCTGCAGTAAATACAGCAGTGTCATCTGTTGAACCTGTCATGGTTATGACCTTGCCGTTCACATTTACATCATCTACAGTCAATGCTGTAAGTGTGCCTAAACTTGTAATGTTTGCCTGTGCAGCAGTAGAAAGTGTACCTGCTATTGAACCACCAGATACATTGATACCAGCACTGAACACTGGTATTTGGTTCATGGTTACTACACCGTCTGAAGCGATTGCTATGGCATCTGCGTCTGAGGCAGAACCAATTGTACCACCATCTTTAATTAAAATATCATCTTTAAAAGTTACAATACCACCTGAAGATATTATCATAGCGTCTGCAGCAGAGGCAGAACCAATCTGTCCATCGTCTGCTATTTTTATATCGTGGTTGAATATAGCTGTACCAGCATCACTACCATCTAATGTTAAGAAGGTAGTATCAGAACTACCATCGGTTCCTTTGAAGATAATATCACTATCACCAGCCTGTGCATCTAAAGTTATATTACCAGAAGATGTGGCAATGGTTACAGCAGCGTCACCAGTCCCTATATCATCAGCAGCAGTAGCAGAAGCTACATATGATTTAATTCTAGAAGCTGCAACTTTTCTGTTCGTACCACCAGCACCATCATCAATTATAAATAAGTCAGCATCTACAATGTCAGCACCAATATCTGTTGCTCCGTCTATATCTATGGCAGCTACAGGTAATGTTCCTGTATCACCTGTACCAATCAAAGTACCAGATGCAGTTGGTAAAACTAATGTCGCACTACTACTCGCAGAGTGTGGTGCAGCTTGTAATGTCTGTGCGTGTGCGTTAGAACTCTCACAGTAAAATAATATCTTTGCTTCATTACCTGTTCCAGTTCTTATGTCAATTACACCATCAGTAATTGATACACCACCAGATGAACCATTACCATCCATGATAACTTTACCACTACCATTTGGTAATAAATTAATATTTCCGTTTGATACAGAAACAATATCGTTTCCATTAACATCTAAGTCTCCACCTAATTGCGGTGTGCTATCTTCGGATACATTTGATATCGCACTAGATGTTGCAAGTCCAGAAACTATAGCACTTCTTGTAATCTTCTTCAAACCACCACCAGATGTGTCTACAGCTACGAATACATCATCGTTAGCCACGCTAGATATTTCAGATAGAGAGCCAACAGCAACTGAGTTGAAGTTTGTACCATCTGCTATTAGTAAGTTACCAGCAGTGTTCGTGCCCATGGTAATGTCATCGCCAGATACTGTTAAGTCTCCAGCTACGGTTACATTTGCACCACTCATTGTAATTGCAGCAGTTGGCGTAGAGCCAGACTTGATTACTAACTCACCACTTGACTGTGATAAGCTACCAAAAGTTGTACCATCATCTTTTAGTGTAACGTCTGCACCACCTGCGTCTAGCACAATGTCTCCACCAGAATCTATGGTAACATCTGTACCATCGTTAGTTATAGTATCTAGTGCAATACTACCTACGTTGGTTATATCTGCATCGTTGAAAGAAGTAGCACCAAGAGTGTTTGAAGCAGCTGTAGATGTAATACCACCGGATGCTGTAATTAATTGTGAAGCGTTTACAGTGAATGCAGTTGAACCACCAGTTGCTACTGTAATCACATCAGAGCCACTGAATGTAATACTTGTGTTTGTATCTGCATCACCGGCTATGGAATCTAGCTGTACAGCACCTACGTTAGATAATGCAGCGTCACCAAAATCTACAGCACCTGCTACGGTTAGTGTACCGGATACATCTACGTTACCGTTTATGTCTATAGTTGTAGCAGCAATCTGTACCTCTGTGTCTGCAACGATGTCTAACTGTCCATCTGTGCTTGAGTTTAAATAGATAGCAGAATCTCTAAACAACACCTTCTCAGTAGTTGTCATCAGTATGTCATCAGAGAATTGAAAGTAATCCTCGTCTTCCATCCATGTTATAATACCATCGTTGGTTTCCCCATCGAATGTCAGGGCTATGTCTGTTCCTGCTGCCCCTGTACCAAACGTAGGCTGTAGGAATGCTGAAGCTAACTGATCAAATTCTGCATTTAAATCTGAAGCCTCAATAACACCACCATCAACAATTCCAGATGAACTTTGTCTTGTATATACTGCCATTTACCTTCTCCCTCCCGGTGTGAACTCTAATTGAAAACCTTTTATTCCAAAAGGTATGTTTGTACTTGTGTCTGTTATTTTGATTGCCACTGAAAAACCAGAGCCCTCGACACTCTGTCTTGTAATAGGCAAATCACCTTGTCCGTATGCAGCTGTACCAAACAACGCTGTTCCGTACAAAGCACCACTTCCTGATGTAGCCAACGTAATTACATTAGGCTGTGGCGTGTTTACGTCATCGTAGTTGTATCGTACAAATAAACTGGCACTTACAGCTCCTTCAGGTTTCCAGTTTAAGTTTACCCTTTGCATACTTTTTCTTATACCTGCATCACCCATTACTATATCTGGTGATCTATACGTAGCATCTATAATGCTTGTACCACCTGCTCTGGTAAATACATTACCTGAATCTTGTTTGTAGATATAACCATCATACCCACCATGTATGGTAGTTTCTACATTGCTAATTAAATCTGAATCACAATCAGCAACTTTTAATCCTTTCAAATCTGCGTATTCATAACCCATTTGTTTTGTGTTTGGGTTTATTTTAATTACAGCGATTAAACCTTTTTGACTTGTTTCTAATCCTCCTGTAACTGGATAGAACAATCTATATTGTGTTTTGTTTCTAATTACAGTTGCTGTGACGTTGTCATAACCAATCTCATTTATTCGTTCCTGTACCTGTTTAGATACAGTACCCAATTCAACGTCACCAATTCTTTCTGTACCAGCGATTGTTCTTAATCCGTCAGCTGATAGGAATATAATATCTCCTCCCAGTTCCTGTATGGAATGATGTGCGATAGTACCAACACTCTTTGCCACCTCGGCAAGTGCAAAATTAGATAAGCTGGTTCCTGTAAGTTTAAATATCTTGTTCTCTCCAAAGATAAATAATTCATTACGGAAGACTTTCATGCCTGTAACTTCTGTACCTATTTTAAATGATCCTGCACCATCACTAGCGTCAAAATCATCTTCTGCAAACGGTGCACTAAATATTACTTCTGCTTTACTGTTGCTCATGCCTGCGTAGAACATATGGTTGGCAAATGTTTTTACAAACTTTGGTGCTGTCGGTGCTGTCCCTCCACCTGTACCATTTATTATATCTTCTGCGTAGCTAGTGTTTAAAGTAAAAGCATTGGTGGAACCTGTAGCAATAATAATCTTATCAGTTCCATCAAAATTAAATCTATCAAAATCATATGTATATTCCGTTCCTTTACCTGTAGCTCTGCTTGTCCAACTACCACTTGTAGTTCCTGTAAATATTGAACCTCCACGACCAGCAACCACTAAGTCATTGAATATCGCACAGAACATTATTCTTTCTGTAGATGAAGATACCTGTGGTACTATGTTCGTGTTAAACTTAGTTGTGCCATTTATTCTACGATAACCACCAGTAATGTCCGGCTCAAAGTTTGTAAGCTGTAGTGCTTCACCCGGAGACATGCTGTACACATCTTTGTTCAATACTAAGCCACCTGCACAACTTGCGTTAAATGGTGATATGATCGAGGTATCAGGCATTTACATGAACCCTCGTATCTCGCATATATGCTTTTGTGTTTATATATTCACTTCTTAGTATTTGTAATTGTAGTTTATATTCAGCCAATGCCATCTGTGCAGCCTGTGGATCAGAACGTAGCACATAAGTGTAATACTTTGCTCTTGTAATTATCACATCTTTAAACCTGTCGTTTAAGTCCATAGTGTCTGTCGCTGCAGATAAATCTGTATGTACTTTCCAATACTCATACTCAATGGTATAGGTGTCTTTATCAGGCACAGGATGTAAACCAAACTTTTTATCCTGTGTAGTATAAACTAACTCTGGTCTACCAAAATGCTCTTTTGAGTTTAGTAAGTCTGTTTCTAAAAATCTATCAGCCCAGTTGTCGTAGGTAATATACTTCAGTCTTTTTACAGGTAAGTCTTCAGATATTCTAATGTAGTCTACATCTAAGTTTGTAGTAGTAACAGTGTTGTTTACAGTGACCACTGTAGATTGTCCAGTTGCTGTAAACGTAGTGTCTAACACAGCACCCTCTCCAAAATCTGTAACAGTCAATGTAGTATTTAAATTAGTGCCGTCTTCAGCTGCTGTACCTACTTGTACTTTCAACGCTGCACCAACGCTGTTCGAGTCTAAAACTCTAACCTGTATTCTGTAGTCTCTATTTTTTACAGTAGACAGTGTTTGATGAGCTGCAAAGTCATTCAGCCTTAATCTACCATTACCTGCAGAACTATAACTTGCACTACCAGAACCAGCTATGGTTGTCCAGTTGCTTATGTCAGAAGTAAACTCACCGTTTGTGGTTAGTTCTTTTGGCACTAAACGAAAGGTGTCGTAATCAATCTTTCTATATTCAGCGTCTCCTGTCTGTGGAGAGTTTGAAGTTGGTAGGCCATACACTCTCTGTCCTACTTGTGTATCTTGTTTAGTAGATACATACAAATCAGGCACCTCTTGTAGAGTGCTGTATATTTCGTGCATAGCTTTCAACACGAACTTCTTCACTGCTGTCTGTACACCTCTACTATTTGCAAATGTAGAAGCTGTCAACTCTGATTCATTCAATTCGTTTAGTACATTATTTACTAATGTTAAGTAAGTAGTTGCCATTTAACAATTCCATTTACGTAATGATTTATTAATTCTTGAATTAGGGTCTCTTCTTTTTTTAGCACTTGTTAGCTTTTTCTTCATGCCTTTCATCCTTGCACAGAAACTCTTTCTGCGTTTGGCAGCTTTGGAACCCTTCTTCAACTTAGATGGTTTAGTTGTTACAGCCATGCTTAACTTAGAGCCGGGGTTAGCTTTTCTGTAAGAGGCAATCCCTTTCCTGTTCAAGCCTCCTGATTTAGATTTACCCTCTTTTCTTTGCCAAGCTGGTGTTTTAGCCATTTATCTTCTGCCGCCTTTTGACATGTACTTAGTTTTTTTTCCACCTCTAGCCATTTTAGACATATACTTAGATGTTTTTCCGCCTTTGGCCATGTACTTTGATGTCTTGCCGCCACCCATCATTTTCTTCTTAGCCATTCCGCCTTTCATCATCTTGGCTTTGTTCTTTGATGTTTTACCTCCGTACATCATTTTCTTCTTGGCCATTCCGCCTTTCATCATCTTCGATTTATTTTTTGTTGTTTTTTTTCCTGCGTGTCTTGGCATTATCTTTCCTTTCTGATTGGTTATATAAGTTATTAAAAGTTACGTCAGGATCAGTGTACGTATCGTGTATCTCTGCAGAATGTATATACTGGCTAGGTGCAAAGTCTGGTGGCCCTTCGCCTGCTATCCACAGAGCAGGATTAGTAACACGAACCCTGTTGTTTGGTAATGCAACTATGTTGCCTGTCCATTTATCAGCATCTATCAACTGGAGTACATGACTCTGTTTATGCTGTGCAGGATCGTCTGATATGTGGCTGTCTGTATAATCAACCGTAAACAGATATCGACCCTTGTAAAAATCCCCTCCTATTTTGCATATCCATGGGCTTGAACTTACTCTGTCCATCACTACTACTGAGTGACCTCTTGAGGAACAGTCCCAAGGCTGTGCGAGGTGTGTGTCCATTCGTTCTGGCATTTCATCTAACACCTCATCCGCAATCAAACTGGTGATTGGCATTCGTGCCCACATCGCACCACCGACTACGTTGTCTTCTTCTTCGATACCAGTAAACACCACCTGAAAACTAAGACATCTGTCTGGTATTGTGTTGACTGCTATTGCTAACCCATGTAAATACTCACCGTGGTATTTCATGTGGTTATGCGTAAACTCCTTACGTACCCAACACTTAAAGTGCGGGATATTTGAAATTAGGTAGCTCAAGTTGTTTCTCCTGTTCTACCTTCCCCTGATCGTTGTTATCTAACTTTTGTAATATTAAATTTAATGCTGTCTCTACAGACTGCATTCTTTGTTTTAGAGCATCTATATCTCTATCACTTGTAGATTTAGGTCTGTAAATTTTTTGAGTGGCTCTCATATCATACGTTGCCATGTTATTTCCTTTGTTTAAGTTGAGGGAGAAGAATAACCTCTCCCTCAAAGTTATTCAGTATTAACTTACAGTGTCGTGTTGTGAGTCAGTATTTTTATCATCTTCTTCAATACCTGATACGTCACACATAACAGCCCATACTCTGATCTTACCAGCAGATGAATCTGCACCACCAATAAGTATGTCTAAAGTGTCTGCAGATGCTGCTACATGTCTAGCAGTTGCAGTCAATGTACCATAACCTGTAGCATTAGTGTCACCGTCAACATAAATGTCAACGTCTCCACCTGTAATACCTAAGTCCATAGTAGCAGAACTAGAAAGTGCAGTTATCACTTCTATTCCAGCTTCCATGATCAAAGTCTCTGCAGGTATATCTAGCACTTGTAAGACATCTCCATTGTCTGGGCCAGTATCGCCTCTGACTTGAGATAGATCAATAGTGTTTTCAACTAAATATGGAACCCTCCCGTTGGAAGGATGTCCAGTAGTGCCTCCGGCACCTGTCAAATTAAGTGTACCCATTTGTCAATTCCTTTCCAAGTTAAGATTAAGAGTCTAAGTCCATGAGCCCTTTGAACACGCCTTTGAAGCCTGTGTCAGATTCAGCTCTTAGAACTTTTCTACCATAAACATGTAATCCTCTTACGATGTCAGAGAAACTATCTGGGTCTCTTATTACTTCAGTCTTTGCAATATGAGATGCAGTAGCAACGCCAGACATATGTCCGTATAGGATTAATGTTTGACCAGCTGTGCTTGATGATCCAAAAGTTTGGGTAGCTGCACTACCAGTAGAACCAACAGCAATTGCATTACTTACATATAAATCAAAGTTATGTAATTTACTATCGGTAACTCTACCGTTTAGAAGAGGAGATGCTCCTCCACCAGTTACAGACATATCCATAATTTTAGAACCAGCTTGTCTTAACACTTCATAAAACTGAGGTGGTGCAACGAGCCATCTGTTCTCTTCTGGTACATCATTTTTATCTAATTCAGTAGCAGCTTGAGATACTAGATTAGCAACTTCATCACCAGTGTTAGCTGATGTGCCTTGAGTTCCTAATGTACCTGTGGATGCCACAGCGTTATCATAGATATATTTTAACACATTGTAGTCATAATTCTTCTTTAATGCATAAGCACCTGAAGAGGTTGCTAATGCTTCAAAGTTGATATGTGACTGTCTTTCTTCGATATCATCTACTTTAAATGCAAAGTAACTACCTTGGTCGATAGTCAATTGGATTTGATTATCGTCTAGGTTCTCTGTATTTACAGTTTGACCTCTAGCATAGTCTTTGACTGTGATAGTTGGTTCTTTGATGATGTTTACCGTATCGCCAAAATTCTCGATTTCCCCAGTGTAGTCAGTATTAGTAATAGCTTCTACGACTGATGCCCTACGGAAATATTTGAGAACTTTTTGACTGTATATCGCTGGTGCCCAGTTACCAACCGGTAAGTTTTGGTATCCGGCAGCGGATGACATAGTAGCCATGATTTATCCTCCTTTATTAGCTAGTTAATCATTTACAACTTGACCAGATTTTACGGCCTGATCAATCTCCGCTTCATACTTCTCAAACTCCCATGGCTTGAGTTTCTGAATGTCAGACATCTTCCAAACCTTCCCAGTCTTACCAGTAGTGTTTATCTGCCTTGCAGCAGTTTTAGTCACGGCTCTGGCAGCCTGTTTAGATTTATCAGAAGTCGGTTTCCTATTCATACCCATGTCCGCTTTATACAAATCAACAGTCCTACTTGCCCAAACAGGATCGGTATTGTTCTTTGTGATACCCTCAGAAATGCTTTTGGGCTGTTGTTCTAACCATCCTAAAAACTCAGGTGATTTCTTGATCTCATCGAAATCTGGATGATTGTTCAGAAGCTGTTTGTAGGCTGATTGCACTTTGAGTTTCTTTTCTTTCTCACTCAATCTACCTATTTCAGCTTGAAGGTCTTCAACTTGCTTTTGTGCCATATTGTGAGATATGGTCTCTACAACTTGGTATACATCTGGATACTGATCCCTAAACTTATCAAGTTCTTCCGGTGTCTTTGGTGGAGCATACTTAGGTTGTGCTTTTTCAGCAGCTTTACTTTGTGCTTCTAAGACTTCCTTTTCTTGCTTCCATTCAGACAGCTTCTGATCGTAATACTTTTTAAGGTCATCGTATCTTTTCTTATACTTACCTTCGTCTTCCTGAACTGGTTCCTCTTTACTTTCAGGTTGGGTGGAATCTATAAAACCTTCTACCTCTGGAGTGGCTTCCATCGTGGCCTTGATGTCAGTGTCCTCAGTTTCTGTTTCTTCTTCCTCAGCAGTAGTTACTCTGTCCTTTCCCTTGTACATATCTTGACGAGGGTCTGTACTTAGTGCTTCTGCTTTATTGCGTACATTAGTCTTTCTTTTTGCCATTTTACTATTCCTTTCTCAGTGCCTCTTACGAGGGTGGCTGTTTACGGGTTTATAAAAAATCCAGTGCCGAGGCAATTCGGGTGGCTGGAACTTTTAGTTATCATCAACTAAAACTCTGTTTAGCTTCCTTGAAAGCAGTCTTCTTAGGAGCCTGCTCAAAAGGTGCTTTAATCTGTGGTTGAGGCTGTTGCTGCTGCCCAGCTTCGTATTCAGCTATCAGCTTTTCTGTTAGTTCTTCACCCCTTTTGTTCATCTTTTCTAATCTTTTATATCCTATTTCTTGTGCGATAACATCTGGTATGATTATTTCACCATTTGATATTAATATGTCTTCTGCTTTCTCTGGTGTTTCAGACGTGTCTAATTCTATTCCTTTTTCTTTCAAATTATCTATAGCATCTTGTATAACTTCTTTTATGTACATCTTGCCGTTTGCTATAACAG